ACGGTGGAAAGCAATACACCCTGATTTTTCAATGGGTTTGAGGCTTACATGTAGGAGTAATGTAAGAACCGTCTACAGCTTACTCCTGCGCACGGCTCTTATTGTACTCTGCGGTACTGATACCCAGAAGGGTGCCCAGACAGAGCGCAAATGCAGTACAGGTCGTGAGGACTTCCTCACCGAAGGGCCAGCCCCAAACCGCAGCAAGGGTCTTGTAGCAGACGCCGATAGCATTGAGCGCGATCAAAGCGATCCACTTCAGAACGTCGTAAACTTTGTCATTAAGCTTCATTGTGCTTTACCTCCTAAGAATGTGTTGTTTTTAATATGCTCGTCGTATTTTTCGAGAAGATACTCGATAGTACGAACGGCTCGTTCGTTTTTATAGTCCACATGACGACGACAGAAATCCTTATAGATATCAATATCCTTCATGATATCGTTCCAATGCTCCTCCGTATGTAAAATACCGCGGCGGCACTCATCACCGAAACGAAGAAACCGGGTGCGACCTTCTTCCGCCCGGTTCCGTTCATCATCTGCTATATGCTGATTAAGCTTGTTTTCAATCGCGTCAAGCTTTGTAAGGATCTGTTCGTATCTCACATCTTTTTTCTTTTTCTGCTCTCTCTTATATGTGATGTTCGATAGAACTAATGTGAACAAGCCGGTTACGAAAGCGCTTCCACAGGCAAGAAGAATGGCTTTAAAAAATTCCATTTTGAATCCCCTCCCGCATTTAAGTTAAGATTCGTAAGTAAATATCACCGGGGGAGCCACCCGAAGGTTCACTGGTTCCAGTTGTGATTTTACGAACCTGATCCGCTGTAAGACCGATCGCCGCATAATTGACACCGTCTGAAAGATGTGAAGGTGTTACCGATCCGGGAGTGTCCGGAATCGCCTTCACCGTAGCAGCAGTCACCGCATTTTCACCAGTCTTAATTATTGCCGATGCTCCGACACTGTTGTCCAGGATCGTCTGCTGACCAACTTGGGAAATCATCGTTCGAAGAGTGTCCAGAAGGGTATCGAATTCTGTTCGCCACTGCTGCACAAGCTCCTCTGCCGTAACGTGGTCGATGATGCCTGCGACCCACGGGAGATCTGCTGTTCCGATTCGGTTCGTAATGTCTGCGGCAACAATTGCCGTGGCATTCGGCTTCACAAGAATATCCGCTAACGGATACTGTTTTAGAGTTCCTGTTTTGGTGAGCGTCGGTGCAACAGGTTCACTTGCAGGCGTTCCCTTTAAAATACGTAACCGGTTGATTCTTCCGCTGTTGCTTCGGTCAACTTCGATTACTACGGTGTCAATACGTTTTAGAACAACTTCTGCATCTTCGACTGTCAGAGGATAATCTGCATCGTTCAGCGTCCATGTATGATCCAGCCAAGCACGCCCAGTCCCGACTTTGATACCCATCCCGGAAACTGGCGATACCAGAAAATAATCCCCGTATGTGGCATATACACCATCAGAAATAATGCCATCAAAAATCGAAGAAAGCTGCAGACTGTTGTATTTTCGGTCTTCATTGAAACTGTCAAAAAAGCCGCTTGTTAAACTCATACAGTCTCCTTCCCTATTTCTTCATATGCTTCGAATGTCGGGTATACCGTATGTCCGCTTTTATCATCCGAATGAATGATCTCAACGACACGGACCCGATCCTGAATTTGGAATTCGTTCTCGATTTGAACGATATCCCCCAATGAAAAATCGACGCCCAGTTTGAATAAGCCGGTGGCGTCGACATCGCCTTCAAATATCTTTGTTGCTTTTCGGTCTTTAAGTTCTTCGTTTCCTTTTTCTGTAAGAAAGTCTGTGTAACTTCCTGTATACCCCTCTTCAATAGTCCCTGCGTTAACATACGACTCGCGGCGGAGCAATCCAGTATGATTTCCGACGACTACAGATTCACTGCCATTCTCCCCGCCAGTAACATACACGGTGTTAACAGAATCCTCTGTTGAGTTATTGAATTCGCTATTCTCCAAATTATCAAACTTCGGAGAAAATGCTACAAACGGTAATACCTCTTGCATGTATGAACGGTCCTTTCCCGCATACAATGAAAATACGAACTCGTTTTTTTCATTCCGAATAATCTTAAAACCGATTTCTTTCGTTTTACAAATATCCGTAAGAAGATCGTAAATATTTTCTTTGTCGCATTCACGAGCCAGTTCCAGTTTTGTAACGGCTTCATCTGTCGATTCGTGGAACACAAAATTCGGTATTTTTCGCGTTTCGTCCGTCGGCGAAATGATGTTTTCATCCAGGATTTTTTTAATCCCATTTTGAAGATTTCCACTCAAAAGGGTCTTTGTCCAAACGATTCGGCGTTTCAGTATGGACTCTAAAGAGGACCCGGTTATGTATAGCCGAGTCCCCTCTTCCGTATCAGTGGTTATTTTTAACCCCTCAATGATCATTTCGTGCTCGGATTCCGTATTCAGAATATAATAGTCCTGTTTACATTGCTCAAGAAGCGCGGTTTCGGGCATTGTTTCGATCTCGAAATCGCCGGCTTCGAAAAACCGATCTGTCCACAAAAACGAAACATAGTTTTCAAAGGGCATAATAGGCACGAAGCTATCGTTAAGAATGTAGTACATGTTACACCCCTTCGTAAATCACGTCGTTCGTAATGCTGAATTGCAGATTATCTACTCCGGTGTCTGCTGTATAAGAGAACACATTATCACCCTTGTAAATCGTGAACCAGTCAGACGTCAAGTCAAGACAACGAAGAATATCCGTATAAATACCATTTCGCAGTAGACGGATAGACTTCTTGTTTTTAATCGTAGATATAACAATCTCGTCTCCGGCATTGAACGCCGTGCCGGTTAAAGTCTCGATCTTATCTGTATTCAGCACCATCTGCTCTTTTGTCATAGTGTTGTATATCTTGATGTTTTTAACGGGACCGAGCGCAGAAATCGTTATAATGATTCCTGTTCCGACATCCCCTTCGTAATATACATCACCAGCGGTATCTGTTCGCACTATGCCGAACATGAGCTTCTTTTCGGTTAACGATTCGTTCGAGAACGGAAACTCGAATACTGCATCATGCCCACTGAACATGGTGGTATTCGGGTCGCCAGTTCCCATTTTGAAATACGGCGACGGACAAATAATCGAAATCTTGCATCCTTCATTCTTGGAGAATATCGTGGGCTCATTGGACTCGACATACCCCTCGATATTCATTATACGATTGTCTGTCTCGATCAGGAGTTTTACACTCTGCTTCACGGAGAAGAACTGGTATGACTTTTGACGAAGACTTTCTATGTCGATTCCGACAAACCGCATTGAAAGAACGATGTTTCGGTAACTGACATGCGCCGAATTGTATACTGCGCCGTCATTGATACCATTTTCGATTGTGTTGATCTCTGCTTTTACCGGCCCGAGACCAGTAATTTCAGAAATAGCGAACCCCGATTTCTCAGGATTCGCTAATTCGATCGTCAATGTTTCATCGCGGAAGTTTGTAATCTGAATATTTTTGATCATACTTTCTTCCTCGCAACTCCCTTCATCATCGAAAGCTGGTTTTTCGTTTGTCTATAGATCTCCAGCCGACTCAATGCTTTCGGGGAGTAATTGTACTGATTAAATGTGACCGGCGAATCTGCATTGTCTCCGGTGTCTATTCCGGCATTCGTCTCTGTGACTTGCGGCGCTCGATAGCTGGCAATTGCGTTCAGATTACGAAGCCCAGGTTCAACTCCAGACATATCCAGCACAGGTGCGATAACCGGCTTCCATTCAGAATCAGAACCAAAAGTATCCATTTGGGTTACGATTTCGCTCATGTCAAGAACCGGCCGAATCGCGCCGTCTTGGTCAGAGTCCAGAACATGGTTCAAAGTAGCCAACGTATCTTCTGCGAGATCTTCTATCGCATAAATCGCATACTTCTGATTGTCACGGATGCCGACGACCAAACCGTTGACGAACTGCATTGCACTCCATTGCGTTTCTCTTGATGGACTACGCACAACCCAAGTGATGTTCAGTTTGTTGATACACTGATCCGCTATCGATTCGATATATCTGAATAACGAACTCACTTCATTTCCGATACCGGTTTTGATACCAGCGATGAAATATTTTCCGGAGTCCTCTGGAGAAACGCTTTGGAATCCGCCTGCCGCGGCATTGCCCAGATCTTGGCCAGAAGTAGTAACGGACATCGTATTTTCTTGACTGACCATAGCAGCTGCAGCGGCCCCAGCATATGCGTTACCGCTTTCAGTACCAGCTGCTGCTCCGGCTTCTGTACTACCGGAGAACAGCCCCTGCATGCCTTCTGTTACAGCAGCAGCATTCTCTTCTGAATTGATCTGCGGAGCCATTATCGCGCCGAGTCCTTCAAGATTCAAGCCATTACCGATACTGCTAAAATCGAGTCCCGAGAATAGATTGCCGAAGCCCTCCGACAATGCCGCTATAGCGTCACTCCCGCCAAGCCATCCTTTGATCTGATCCATGAATCCGGTAGTATACTTACTTATATCAAAATTTACGCCCATTGCCGCCGCAGCGTCTTCCGTCCCACCTTCTGTGGTTCCCCCACCGCTGGCTACTTCATTTTGAAGATCGGTAACGGTTTCCTGAGGTGCTGCGCCAGCTTGTGCTTCAGCAATCTTCTCTCCGGCTTCGTCATATGCTCTGGCCGTTTCCTCGCCATAATTATCGATAGATTCCGTCGTCTTTTCTGTGGTTTCGTCAATCGTCTGCTGCATATTATCGGACTCTGTTTCGAGCGCATTCGCTTCGTTCCGCATTTGCACAGCAAGCTCCCAGGATTCCGTACCTTTACCAGTAAGGAAGTCCCAAGCGCCCTTTGCAAACAGGAGGGCCTTAGCCGCCAAAATTGCGGAAGCGGCAAGAAGAGCCATCGAACCAGCAAGCGTTGCCATGCCGGCAGACAACACAATAAGACCGATTCCGCCAATGATACCTAAAAGTCCAATTGCCGCAAGGATCGCAAGCGGGCCAAGAATCTCCTGCAGTCCGTTGCTGATAGTGGCAAAATCAACAGACTGGAGTCGCTCTAATGCAGATGTAAAGACAACAAAGGCAGCGGCCGCGATAAGCAAGGCCACACTAAGAATCGCAATTGCTGCAGCACCAAGAATAGTTACAGATGCAAGCGAACCGATAAGGACCATAATTGCCATTGTAGCTAAAAGCGCAATTCCCGCTTTTAACAAAGCTTGCCAGGGAACCGCTGCTAACATAGACAACGCGAAAGCAATTGCAAGAATCGACGCCCCCATAGCAAGCAGCGCGAAACCGCCCTTCATACTGCCTTCTGCAATCTTTGCCGCGACTGCCATCGCCAGGATAACCCCGCCCAATGCAACCATCGCAGCAAGAAGAGAATCCCAGGGAAGTTGCGCGAGAACGAACAAGGATGCAGCAACGAAAATCAGCGGCACAATCATCGCAAGCATGGCGAAGATTCCTTTTCTGGAGCCCTTACCCGCATTATTTGCCATTTTGACTGCTGCCGCCATTGCGATCATAACCACGCCAATCGCGACCATAGCAATCCCAATCGATTCTGCTGTTTTAATTAATTGATCCGCAGGGATCAACTGCAGCGCATAAAATGCGGTAACGATAGCGATGATCATACCGAGAGCGGCGATCATATACACCATGCCAGTCTTGCCGCCGAGTTTAGCCGCTCCTCCAGCTGCGAGCATAAGGCCATCGACTACCAAACTGAGAACGGCAATAATGCCAACAGCGGCCCATATTTTCCCTTCTGCGCCTGGATTTTCGGTAATTAAATTGGTAATCGATTCAAGAACTAAGGACAGCAATGCTATAGCGCCGACCGCCAACAACAGCCCAACACCAATCTTTACAAAACCGCCATTCCCTGCTGAAATATTAGAAGCTAAACCCAAAGTGAGGATTAAACCGATAACCATGAGCCAAATGACTGCAAAGCTACGCAGGCTTTCCTGCACTTTATCCGCATCCATCGTTTTGGAGTAATTCGTTAATACTTTTCCAAGTAACCAAATACTCCCGACAATTGCCAGCAAACTGATAGCAATCGATATAACCGATTTGGCGCTATACTTATTTGCGGCAGCGCCAGCAATTGATGCGATTATGTATAAGGCCATAACTGAGCCAATCACGAAAATTACACTGGCTACATTATTCTGCATTCCGCTGAAATCAAAGGTCTTCAGCTTGTCAATCACGACCATAAGAAGATATATTGCGCCGATCACGCCAGCAACTCCGAGCATACCAGAGAAACTTGCCGACCGGGAAATCAGCGCCAGTGCGAACATAGACATGAGAACGTCTTGCAATGTATCGAATAATCCAGCATTCGCCTCCAGTTTGAGTGCCGTTAACTTCTCCAGTGCCTTCACCAGCAATAGGATTGACAATGCGATAGCAATAACAGAAACACTCTTGAGCGGCATGGATTTTCCGAATCGGCTAATAGCAATAACGGCGATCATCAGCACTGCCACCGCACCGGCAAGCATGGCTAATGTCATACCGATCTGCTTCCAGCTTGTGATTTTGATCTGACTGATTACCAGCAGTGAGAGACTTACAATCCCAATCGCACCAGCAATCGCGAGCATACCTTTAGCAAGATTCCCCATTTTTGCTGCAGTCTGAAGTTTGATTTTACTCGCAAGGAGGGTAAGCCCGCCGGAAAGCGCCCCTAAAATAACTGCCAAGGTGGCAATTGCACCGACGGCATTCCAGAGGTCGCGCTTGTCGTCGATTGTTGACAATAAATACACAGCACCAACTAATGCGATCAGCGCGCCTGTAACAAGAGTTACATTCCGGGAGAAAGTCTTTGCAGCTGCAGGTTTTATATAAGTCACCAAGTTGTCAAAAAAGGTCTTTACACTTGTAGAAAGATTCGTAATGCCAGCAAGCGCCTTATCGATTGTTACGATCACTGTTGCAACCGCTCCAATGGCTGCAATCGCGACGATTTTTGTAAGATCGAGACCTTGGAGTTTGTTTTTAACGATTGCAAGAAAGTCTTCGATTTTTTCTTGCACCGTTTTAATGGCGCCACCTACTTCTTCCCCCCATTTTGAAAAATCTATTTTTTTCATAAGATTTTTCAATGTATCCCAAAGATTGGTAACGGGGTCTGCCAGCGCTTTCAACTTCTCCCACAGTGTCTGCAGCGGATGATCAGAATTAATTATTTCAGAAACAAATCCACTTACTGCCGGTATGACATTCTGGGTCAGATAATTTACAACCGGTTGTAAAACCTGTTTGAGCCTTTGAATCGCCGGGTTCAAGAATTTCTTAATCGCCTGCCACACGGTTATGAGCTTCGACCGAAATGCAGCGATTTTCTGACCAACCTTATCGAACCAGTCTTTAATGTCTGCTTTCGAAATTTGGTCTAACTGACTCTTAATTCCTTCCAGAAAAGAAAGAACACTTTCCAGGACCGTACTGCCAAAAGAAGACTGAATTATGTTGCTAATTTGACCTCCGATATTCAAGCTCGGAACCAGTTCTTTGATGGCCTCTCCCGCACGACCGACAAAATCCAGAAACGATTCGATCACTGAAACAACCTTGTCAAAAACAGCATGGAATGTGTCTCCGAGTCTCTCAACTATAGTCCCGCTAAGTGCCTTTTTAATGGCAGAACCTATATTTCCGAATGCTTTGACAACGCGTCCGGCGACCCTCGTAACAAGCCGGAAAAATGGAGAAAATACTTTAAGAAGTCCTTTTCCCACACGAATAATAAATTTTAAGATCGCGAAGACACCGCCGAACGTGTCGCGAAGACTTTCTAATGTTTCATCGCTAACTTTGAATTCTTCGGACATTTCAGCGAATTTGTTAATAAATGAGGTAATATTATCTGCCGAAATCTCACCGAACACATCTGTCCACGCGAGTTTAAAAACGTCTAAGATCGGCAGCAGCTCATTCAGGATGTTTTTAATACCCTGCAGCATCTTATCTCGGCCCGAAGGGTCTTTGAAGCTTGCGATCAGTTTGTCGAATTTTTCTATTTGCGCAGCGGCTTCTTCGATCGTTTCTCGCTGCTCGTCCGTAATATCGCTGAGTGTCTCTTCAGCTTTTCCAAGATCTTCAACCGCAAGCTTACCCTTTTGGTAAAGGGTGTTAACGTACTTTTGAACTTCCGCAGCGTCATATCCCGCTTCAATCAGTCGCTTCCGTCGATCGTCGCCCTTTCCCCAATCACCGCGCATAACTTCTCTTGCGATTTTATTTGCATCCGCGATGCGCTCTTCCATGGACTTAGTCTGTACGCCTTTTGTAAATCCCTTAAGAACTTCGGATACAATATCGCCATTGAGCCATCCAGATTTGATAACATCTTCCAGAGATTTTGCGTTTTGGATTTCTTCTTCGGTAATTTTGCCGTTTGCTTTACCGTATTCGATAAGTCGGTCTTGGAACTTCTCCCATTCAATACCAGTGTCGGTAATCTGCTCTTGAAACTGCCCCCAGGTGTCAGTGAGGGCTTCTTTTAATACAGAATTTCGCTGATTCGCCGGCTCGGCAAAAATATCATAAAGACTGTTCGCCAAATCCGTCCATAAAACTTTTGATTGTTCGTAATTACCGAACAAATATTCGAAGGTCTGCATCCAGCCGCTGCTTACGGCATCTTTTACGGAATCGATTGCTTCTGTAAAAGACTTTGCTTCTTGCGCAGATCGCGCAGCCGCGTACTGAATATCATTAAACTGACCAGCGAGTGCCTCGTACGCATCGGATGCCGTGGCGTACTTCCCAGCTTGTACGAGAGCATATGCCTGCTCCGTGACTTCATTGAACCAACCGAACGACGCTTCCATAACATCTCGGTCGGCCCATTTTTCGCTCAGCGTGCTGGCAAAGTTCGAAATCTCAACCAGCGTTCCGGAAGCAGTACGTCCTTCCTTATCCAGTTTTCCAAGTGCCTTTGCGTTGTCAATAAACGCCTGCTTTAACTGCTTGCTGAACATATTATATGTTCTGTCCAAGCTGTTATAGTCCATATAGCTCAGGAAACCACCGGAGTAGGACTGGTTTAAGTTAAAAATAGCGCCGCTGAATTCTCGGGCGCTTTTACCTGCGAAAGCAGTAGCGTTCGCAACACCCTGCAGCATTGGAACGATCTTTGCAATGTCACCGCCAGCGGAAGTCATGGTGGCAAGAGCCGAGGTCATCTGTGTGAAGCTATAGCTTGTCTCGTCCGAGAACCACATAAGCTTCGACAGGTATCCGTTCACCTCATCCAGCGATAATCCGGTAGAGTTTAACAGCGTCTGAACAGAAGCCGTCTTTTCCTCATACTTGGTGTAGCCAGACATGATGGGGTCGATTGTCAGGGACTTCAGCATTTTTTTACCGGTGTCCAGGACAGAATCTGTAATTCGCTGCATTACGCGATTGGTTACGGCCCCTAATGCGGTGAATTGAACCTTAACACCGTCAACAGCTTCCATCAACGGCTTAAAGTCACACGCTTTTGCCGCTTCTTCAACGTCTTTGAATGACTTCGTACCATTTTTTAACTCCAGAGACTTATCCAGTTTCTCCAGAGTCTTCATAGATTCTTTTGCATTTCGTTCGAAATTCTTATTCTCGAATTCCATCTGAACTACTCTGTTGTCTATGGTGCTCATACCGAAGTCACCTCCTTCCAGATACTATTTGCCATCTCCTCGAATAAGGGGCGTAGTGTTGGGTTAATATAATCGATTCCCGTCACATACCCGCCAGTTCCGGTCCCATGGCCGTATTGGATCAGAACCGCTAAATTGTATTTTTCGCCTACTATATTTGAATTGGTCCACACAATTCGTGCAGAACCACCGCTGTTTTCGATTTCATAACTCCAAGAGTTCGCTGTTAAGCCAGAACGAACCGGGGTGGCGGATGATAGGAGCGCCACTCCGCGTTCCCCATATGCAGCCAAAGTTTTCTCGATTTCAGTCTGGGACATCTTTTTCAGAAGTCTCTTTGACCGTGAGAAACTCCCTTTTGACCGTATAGTTATCATCTCACCACCCCCTTCGTTCATCCTCTGGATTTGTTTTTTGCCCGTCGTGCAGCATTCAAAGCTGCGTTCTGGCTGTAAATATCTTTCTTTGACATTTTGTTTTTCGATGCATTTCCCTCCGCATCGAAGACATGGATAAGTGTCAGCAGCCGGTTGATATGCCATTTTTCGCAATCCATTGGGATGCCGTCACTGATCATCCAGTAATAGATTAATTCGGATGTGATGATCCGTTGCCGACGTGAACCTTTTTCATGGTTAGAAAATGTGGTCGCGGTCATCGGATCAGCAATATATTCCTGAATTTTCTTCAGGTTTTCATCGCCAAGATAATAAAAAACATTCGGTTGTACATTTTTTGTTATACACATGCACCGGATGTAATCAGTTACCTCTTTAGGTGTCTTTTCATTTTTATCGTAAAACGGTTTTTTCCATTTTGCTTCCCATTTTGAAATAGACACAAGAGAATGCTCCAGAGTGAGAGTGGACGAAGGAATCGTTAGAAATTCCTCTGTCCGCTCGTTGTACAACTCTTGCTCAGGAACCGTAATAGTCAGCATTACTGCTTCTTATCGAGCTCTGCGACCATGTCAGACGGGGAAACTCCGCGCAGGAATGCCTTACCCGCTTCAGGGTCCGTAACCAACTCCATGAAGAGATTTACATAGGCTTCCGTCTCGCGGAATTCCTGCAGCAGTTCCGGCGACTTCATGAAACGACGGCCGTCTGCCGTCTTCACACCATAGGAGCGATCCACAAGGTCCTTAAAAATTTCAAGGATTCTCGGGCCATTCTGCATGGCCATCGCTCGCTCAATTTCCTTGCTCATGCCGCCGATAACCGAATTTTCGAACATAACGTATTCCGCTTTGGAAAGATTGAACCGGAAATCTTCGGTGCGCTCGTTGCCGTCGTAATCGGTGTAAGTAATGGTCTTTTTAAACATTTGTATTTACTCCTTTCAAAAATAAAAAGAGGGTAGGTTTAACTACCCTCTTATACAAATTGGTTTAGCCCGCGCCGAAAATCGTGAGAATTTCGTTGGGCAGCGGGAGACGAGGTTCCGTCGCTTCACCGCCGGTGGTCGGGGCATCGGTGCCGTACAGAATATCTTCGAACTTCTTCAGCTTATCCTTGTCGACCTTCGTGCTGTCGATGGTGAGAAGCGCCGTCGGCTTATGGCCGTTAACGTTAATCGGGGTCGTAGTGAGTTCCCAGGAGAACGTGATAGCTTCGGGAGAATCATTGACCGTGCTGTAGCTGCGCTCCGAGGGAGAAGCCTTGGCGCCATAGATCAGATGGATCTTATAGCCAAGATTATCATTCTGGTCGTTGCCGACTTTGGTGCGGTAGGCCAGACCGAACGCCTTGCGCTCCTGCTGACCAATCATGACACCCGTAGAGAGCGCAGCAGAGCCGTCGCACTCCGCGAACTCGTCAGGATAGGTATAAGCCTCGACCGTCGCGCCGAAATCCTCAGCGGACATGAGGCTCAGATACTTGATGTTATCGGCATAAAGCGCCGTGGCTTCCGCGCCGGACGGAGACTCCGTAACCTGCGTCAGGCCATTCCAGGCGACACCCTTGGTATAGGCATTGTTTTCAACCGGGAACAGAACGCCATGGTCTACGCCGGTTTCATACAGTCTTTCGCCAGACTGGTCCCAAACGATTCTACTCATATGGTAAAATCCTCCTTTTAATAATGAATTGTGAATACATCGTGATTCAGATTATCCGCAACATAATGCCGGTCGAATCGACAAGTCGGGATACTGGCAATGGGTCTAAGTAAGAGGCTCTCAGGATTTGGATCGATCACAATGACGCTGTACTCGATGCCCATTCCATAAACCGAATTGTCTGCATGGATTCTCGGCATATTGTTGCGAGAATAAATGATCGCCGGATACTTCAATCGAATGTTCTCCGGCGGCTGAAAATAAACATGGTCGCTGCCAGGATCTCGCCCCAGAACAGCGGCCATGATTTCTTTCAGCTTCGTGTGGAGGTCAACTCGTTTACCCATTGTAAACACCCCCAACACTTAAGATTAATCGAGGGTACGAAACCTCGATGCTATGCACTTTCCATCTCGTACCCATATACTCGACATACCGCATCGAGTGAAAATTCTGATAGGCAAACGGATCAGCGACTATGCTGATCTCATTCGATATGTTAATATCGTCGTTCACCTGATCTGAAGTCTGGAGTTTGCGAACATTGCGGATCACGTCGCCATAATACGAGCGTTCCGTAATCTGCTCTGTCCATACTCCTGGCTCGGTTTCAGTCGTGACAGCATAGCCGATTTTTCCGAAAAATTTTGCCATTTTGAATTTTAGGACGCCTGATAAGAAGTGAAGACCTTCGCTGCAAGCGCACCGGAAGTTCCGGAATTGTCGAGACACACAACCGTGGCAACGCCGCCGGCCTCTTTCCAGTAAACGGGGCGATAGAAGCCACCAGAGACCTGCACAACGCAGCCCTGTTCGCAGCAATCACGAACTTCTTCAGCCGTAAGCGCATGATGGTCGTCCATGCAAAGGGTGGTTCCGTCCACTTTGAGCATCACCACTGCCACATCTTTATCCTTTGCACGATTGTAGACCTTCTGGAAATTAACATTGCCCGGTCGATCCTTGGGGGCAATAAGAGACTGCTGAGCCATAATTTTGAATCCTCCTTGTTATTTATAGGTGTTATGTAAACCGTACAGGGTAAAAAAATTAGCCGGCAGATTCCACGACTTCAACGGCAATCGCGGAATAGGGCTTGATCATCGCGCCGGAGCAGCGGGTCTCGATCAGGTACTTCTCCTGGTTGTAGTCGATGTCGAAGTCATCGAACATGTTGATCGCGCCACCCTTGTCAGCGCCGACATTGTAATCGTTCAGGTTGACGATGATGCCAGCCAGCTTGCGGGTCTTGCTCTGGCTGTCCGTACGAGTCAGACCTTCCATCACAGGGACCGTCACGATCTCCTTGACACGCAGCTTGGTGCGCAGCTTCTCTTCCGTGTCGTAAATATCACGACCGGTGGTGTCCTGAATGAGGAGCATGTCAGTCAGCATATCTTCAGTGGTGAAGAGCGTCGGATTGCCGGAGCCCTTGTAGTCCTTACGGGCCTTGATGATCTGCTTGATCATGAGCTTCGCCGTATCCTCCGCCGTAGCATTCTGCGCCGGGGTCACGGCAGCCTTGATGGTGTAGAGATCATCATCGGTCCAGATCGGACGAATGTTCATCTCATTGATCTTGTCGTCACTCGAAGGAGAGCGGCCATCGCCCACGAGAATCGCACGCGCAATTTCCTCTTCGAGCATACCGCGCATCTCGCCCTTGAGCCACGCGACAACATTGAAATCGGTGATGTCGATAATATCATCACGGTCCATCTTCTGCTTCTTATACACCGTGGTCGGGGTGGTAGTACGCTTCAGAAGAGTAATAACCTCCTCCAGCTTGCGGTTACCCTTCATGTAGCCACGGGCACGAGCCTCATCGCCGGTGATGTTGGCAAACAGGCTCTTCACGCGGGAGAACGGGGTGTGATGGACGCCCTGCATAACCTTGCTAACCCAGGCGGTATCGCGCTGGATCATCTGCGGGGTCGTCGTCACATTGCGCGCATCGGGATACAGATAGTCAACGGGATCCACACCGTAATCGGCATGAGCCAGATACTGCAGATCCTCCAGGCCGTGCTGGATCGCACTGTCGCGCAGACTGCCACAGCGCTTGGCATCCTTCAGGACCTCCTGCAGATCGGCGTGAGAAATCACGTTCTCCTGGTTCTCATCGTCACGGTCAAAAACATTATGCTTCACAGAATTATCCTCCTCAGATTCTTTCTTAGTGTTATCTTCGCCTTTAGCCTGGGCGACCAAGTAATAAACGACCTTCTTCTGGTCATCGGTAAAGGTGTTGAAGACGTCTTCAACAGTTCGCGTATCTTCCGCTTCTTCTTTTTCCTTCTTTTCTTCTGCCACGATTTTTTTATCCTCCTTCTTATCTTCGTCTGCATGCTCCAAAACCAGGGGCTCGTCGAAATAGATCTGTGCCTCGTCATTCAGCTCTTCGCCATGCTGTATAACGTTGGCGATCACGGCCTTCGGATTCGCTCCGGCAAGTACAAGACTCACTTCGCGGATCACACCGTGAACAACATTCCCGCCATTCTGCTGAAGCTGATTCGCGTAAATCGAAAGGGACGTAATGTCCCCGTGCTGCACAAGCTCCTTCGCATTCTGGCCGGATTCGGTGCTATTGAATTTGCAATAGGCATAGACACCCTTATCACGATTCTCAAGGAGGGCGTGGCCGAGTACCGTATAGGGATCGTCATGGCGATGATTCCAAACAAGCGGCACTTTCTGGCCATCGTTCTCCTTGAAAGCGTCCTGCATAATCGTTCGACCGTCAGCACAGCGAACGTTATTTCGGGTTGCCCAACCAGCAAAATCATACGTTTTTTCCATTTTGATTTTCCTCCTTGGGTTCTTTGATTATATCGATCGTTTCTTGCTCTTTGGGAGCACTCAAGTTGCTGTTCCGAAGCTCGTCTGCCTTTGGGTCCTTCGACGGCTTCATACCCGTGATCTGACGGATCTCATTGGATGTCATAATCTCATTGCGGGTGAATTTATCGGCGATTTCGGCAAGGTTATTGATCGGAACGAGCCGGAACGGATCCGTAAAGTATTTGATCGCCTGCCGTTGAGACCGGGCGGTTTTGGTGAGAAATTTTCGATTCATTTCGTCAACCAATGCCGCCAGGATCGGCTCAATAATACGGTTGGTATAGTTCAGCATTGCTTGCTCATCCGCTGTACCATCCAATATCGCCTGTGTTATTCCCAGCTGGCTATATAGCATGCTCGTCAGGTACTCGATCTGCTTCATTAAGTTGTTGTCCACAGCACGATTGAGCTGTGTAATGTGCTCGGTACCGTCGGTATAAGCGATGCCATATTTCGATCCAGCCAATTGCTGCTCGATGTCCTTTCGCCGCTGTTCTGCCTGCTGACGTCGGGCATCTGACTTGATGATGTACGGTAGCTGGATAATAAGATCAAGCTTTCCGGCACCGCTTTGCTCGTCAATAGCGTCCAGGAGATTCAGCTTGCGGACAAGCCGCTGCATAGTCGAGTTCGGCGCATTCATCACAGAGTAGAAGGGGTTTTCGATGATCGCGGTCATCTTTTTGGGAACCACGATCTGCTCTTTCTGACCCGTCTGTTCGTTATAGACTTCGACCCGAACATACTTCGGATACCACTCCACAATTTTTCCTGTCCGAAGGGATAAAATCTGGTAGGATCCAGCTTTATTTGGGTCATACAGCGTATCAACCGGAACAAGGGCCACAACACCCTCGTCGAACATGGAGAGAACAGCATCCTGAAAAAAGGCTCTGGAAGTCTGATCGATATTGGCCTCCAGAGTTAAACAAGTATTTAATTTAGAATCTATGGTCTCTTCATACCGCGCTTGGTCGTCCAATCGGATGTGCATGATCGGATGAGAAGCGACGTCAACAGCGATTTTGTTATATATTGCGTTGGTGATCGTTCGCTCATTCCCCCGACTAAGAAACACTCGGTCAGGACGATAGGAATATGCGCTTCCAAGATTCTGGTACGAATAGCCCGTGGGGTCGCGATTCATAAAAATATTCCAGGCTCGTTTGAGTCTGGAACCAATGGATTCATCCATTTTGAATTGTTTTCCTCCTTTCCGGAGAAATAGTTATTCGAATGCGTCGTGGTTAGATTTGTACGCAATAAAAGCATCCATCATAGCTGCCACCGCGTCAATTTTCTCTTCACGACGCCGTTTTAAAAGTTTCCGGTTTCCGTTGGTATCCTGGATCGTGATACAGTTACCCATAGAAAACGACATGAGTGCTTCATCAAAACGAAGCATCCGCTCCTCAGAAAGTTTCTTTAGTTCGCCAAGGGGGACAGACTCTGTCTTAGCACCCTGAATAACCTTCACAACACCGAACGGGCTATTCTCCCGCGCCCAACGCTCAATAAAGTCTTTAGCGTTGTAGGGATCATACCCGACGCATCGGACATCGTAATTTTGGTCGATGATGTATTGGTCCAGATCATCATACACGTCGTTCAAATCGAGAATGTTTCCGTTCAGCACGATCAGACTTCCCTCTTGGATGAACTCGTCATACTTCACCCGCATGGCAGCGGAAAGCTTCATTAGGGTGAGTGAACTGATGTAATTTCGGGTTTTGATGCCAAAGCACCCATTTCCCAACGGAAACATGAATGTGAACGCACAGAAGTCATCGCCCTGTGAAAGGTCAATACCCATGCTGCACGGCATCTGCCAATACTCCCGCTTCTCAAACGGGACGGTTTCTTCATAAGTGAAGTAATAGGTATAGCCCTCCATTGGAATACCAAAGCGTTTCGCCAGAATATCGTTTCTCGCTGCAGGCGCTTTTTCAGCACGCTCTACATCGAGCTGGTACGTTTCATAGGAAACCGTCTTGCCGATGTTCGGATTAGCCTTGACCCACATCTCCGGACGCGCAACTTCATCCACCGAATCAAGTTTGTAATACCAGATCGAGACATGCGGGTTGATATAATCGCCGCGAAGGATGTCCATCAATTCCATTTTGATTGTGTCGCCGGCGCCGTTGCGGACGGTTCCTTCGGAACTGATGGCAACGATCAGGTAGTCGTCATTAGAGCCGCCACTTTGTTCTTTCGCTGCGCCCTGCTCCAACGTGCCGATAACATCTTCTCGGATGTCGCCGGACAGCCATTCGTCAACAGTTGCGTACTTCACTCGAAGACCCTGCAATTTGTCGATCGACATAGGGCGAACTTCAAGCAGCGACCCAGTAAGGAAATTCTGGATTCCCTTTTTCGTTGAGGCGAGCTTCACGCGATTGGCCTTATTGCCAGTCGTATTCTGCATGCTTCCTTCGGTAAGAAACTGAAAATACGGCCCTCTTGCTCGGGTGATCGCCGTTCGAATCGGCGACATAACTTCTTCCGCCTGTGCCATCGTCGGTGCGGTCGTGACCTGATGTGTCGTCGACGTGTCAATATTCAAACCATAATTCTGAATACAGGAAGCGTACATGGACTTCGCCGCACCTCGGGCGACGATCAGATACTGTTTAGTGATCAGTCGTTTTTTAATCCGTTTTCGGACATATTGTCCACCATGACCGCTTGGATCTGGCTCATAAATACTCCGTTCAACGAAATAATACCAGCCGAAGATCTGTTCTGCCCAAAGTTTGAAACTGTCCAGAAGATGTAGCGGCGATCCGTCCGTAAGTGTCAGTTCATTTTCACAGAACGACACAAACCCATTAATGGCTTCGTCGTCGTAGTAGATTCCCGGATTGGCAATGAGCTCATCAATACGGTTCATCTCCATCGAGATCTCTTTGCAGACCGGGATTTCGCCTCGGATTACGGCCTCTCTAAAACGGCCGTAGTATATCGGCGTGGCCGTATTAGATAACATGGCTTAACCCTGTTCCTTTTTCTTTTCCGGCGGCTTAGGTACTTCCCACTTACCTCCGACATTGATTACCTTTGCGTTAGCAGCATTATTTATGGCGGTACCGACCCCATAAGTAATCAATCCTGTGATAATGGTCTTACCAGAACTTTGAAGAATGTCGACAACAAATTTTTTCCCGTCAAAAAGCTTCGGATCTTCCGTCTGCTTAAGAAGATCCTTATAACTTTTTTCCATCTGCAACCGTGCTGTCAGTTCTTTGATCTCATTCTCAGAAAGACGCTTAGCAGGGGTTCTGCGAAGTTCTTCATAGCGACGAAGTTCCTGCTGCTCCCGATCTTTCTTCTGACTGAGTTCCTTATTTACTTTTCTACTTTCAATACGAGCATCCCTTTTCTCTTGACGGATTTTTACCCGGTTTGCTTTATTAATTGATTCCGTCTTCCCTCGTCCTCCGCCAACACCGTAATGCGCTCGGCCGGCAACAGTGAGAGACCCATCGGGATTCTGGTACCGTCGGATGCCCCACTTCATTCCTTTGATGCCGGAATGACAAAATTCATATTCCATTTTGAATTTCCTCCGATTACAGAATCTTCAGAAACTTCCGCATAGCATGGCCTTCCTGGCCATTGGGCAGCTTCACGCTACACCAGTTCTTATCTGAAGACTTTTCGTCAACCACGATTTCCGTTCCGGCATTCACCACAGACAGAATCTTCGCCCGAATGTCCGGCATTTCCCGGATATTGAGACAACCGCAATCAACAACCTGTGCCTTCTTCATTGCGGACGGCTTATCTTCTTGTATGACAGGCTCCTGCTCGATGACGGGCTCTTTTTCAACAGCGGGCTTCCCCTTATCGTACATCGAGTAATAATTCTTGCCCATATTATGTCAACCTCCTTAGGTAAAAAATTAACCCCCTTGAAGGACGTCCGAGGCGATCTGATACAGATTCGTCTGAAAGGAGATGAAAGAGACGAGTCTGCTTCCCCCATCAGATTTCGGACGTCGTTCAAAGGGGTTAAATATCTTAACCCCATAAATTGCTGCATTGTAGTATTAATTTCTTTTTCCGTTCAGCGCCTGTATCCGAGCAGCTGGTTCACGCGTTTCTGCACCGGCTGGTACATCTCGCCGAGCTTTTCACGCCGTTCATTGCCGTTTCCGTACTTTCCGTCGATGACTTCTCTGGCCAGTCGAGTAATGTTTTCGTCCGCCAGGATCGCGTTTACTCGCGCCTGAACCTCTTCGTAATTATACCCGGCCTCTTCAAGCAGACGGCGACGCTCGCTGCCATTTCCCCACTTGCCATTCAGAACCTGCTGTGCAAGCTCGTCCGTAGTGTATTTCGATTCTGCCGGATCATCAGGCACCTCTGCAGGAAGAGCGGCCATCGCATCCCACTGCTCCGGGGTAATATACGCCTTATTCGTATCCAGGCGAGAACGCCAAATACCCGGCATCCAGAAGCAGGAGGTATACTGACGAATTTCGCACTCATATGCCCCTTCATTCCACGGATGCTCCTGGAATTTGTAAACCGGCGAAAAATCAGCATACTGAGCTGCCCAGAAATAGTATTTGTCGAGTACCTTCTGGAACTTATGTCTGAGGCCGGCAGAAATATAAAGGAACATCTTAATGCCCACTGTGTCGTACACGTAATCCATGAAACGCATACACCAATCGGCATCATTATAGCCATAGCTTCGATTGTTGCTGCGTTCCCAGTCGAGACACAGAATTGCCTTCCCCAGATAGGGTTCGATCTTCTTCAGAAAGAACTTCGCTTCTCTGATGGGATCCGTACCGTTAGCATAATGGTAGATGCCCATTCGCTTCCCAGTAGCAACTCCCTGCTCGAACGAGCGGACGAAATCCGGATTCGTATAGTAATACCCTTCCGTCGCCTTTGTAATAATGAAATCGCAATCGATTTTACTAAGATCGATCCCAGTCTGATGGCTGGAAATATCAAAACCGTTCATTCTTTTCCTCCCTTTAGGTTAAATTCGCAATCTTCACCCATGTACCATTCTTTTTCTTCCAAAGGGCTCGGGTAATTATTGCCGCAGGCACAGTAAGGGTGACCGGGCTATTTGCTGAAGTCGGCCTGTTCCCGCAGGTCATTCCGACAGTCACTGTTGCGCCGGTATATGATGCGGGAAGTGTATAGTAATATGTTGCTGCTACATATGCATTGCTACCATAGGAATATACTTCTCTTGGGCCGAATTCGTTTTCCGTGCCGTTATTACCCCATGGAATGTACGCTGCATTATTTCCTCCGCCCCAGCCCATGATTGCCTTAGACCACATCTTGATTCGGACGCATATGGAATTGTCGGTAAGGCGGGTCACGGCGCATTGAGCCCTATAGGAATAACCGTATTTCCCTTTGTTGTACATATTGACCCATTCGCCAGATACTTCTTCACTCCAGCCCGTTATATTCGTCGGCTCTACTGTGCTAAATGTCCCCATGTTTTACACTCCTATTTCCATATGCCGTTAATATTGGCATACCCGAAAGCTTCTTTCCATACGTCTGCGGCATTACAATGCAGCTCCACTTGACGCCAAACGCCGTTGATGTTTAGATACAACATGTTTCCGACCGGTTCCGGCACCGTGAGTGTGACAGGACTGTTCGCTGTGGTCGATTTGTGTCCGCTGGTCATCCCGACAGTCACTGTCTTACCTCTATATGATGCTGGGAGCGTGTAATAATAGGTGTCTGCTATATAAAAACTACTACCATAAATATACACTTCTTCCGGGCCGAATTCATTTTCTGAACCATTGTTGCCCCATGGGAGATACGATGTTTTGTTTGCCGGATTCCATTGCGAAAATGCCTTGGACCACATCTTAATCCGAGCACAAATGGAATTATCGGTGAGACGGGTTACAGCGCATTGGGAATAATAGCTATAGCCATATTTCCCATATCTGTACATATTAACCATTTCACCGGATACTTCCTTACTCCAACCCACTACATTTGTCGGTTCTACTTTACTAAATGTTCCCATGCGTTACACCTCCGGCGGGTTCTGCAAGTAAAGATCCTCGTCATTTCCAAGTGTATCCGCCGGTGCGTCTGTACCCTCATACCATGTTGCGCTTGGAGCGCGTGTCCCGACAATTTTGATCCCCCGAGCATCGTGGGCAGTAACTCCAATGTCCAATGCTTCAGGGGTTATGGTGTCGGTGGTTAAGTCAAACACTGTCTCCCCATTAAGATCCACTTTATTTACTGCCATGGCCTTACACTCCGATCTTCAGCGTCTGGCCTCCCGCAGAATTATCAGTCTGACTTACAGGAATCGCGGCAACCGTGACCGACGAAAGATAGTTGTATTCGGGGCTATCCGGAACAATCTCCTGCGCCTCGAACGTCGGCGTAACCGTTTTGGCCTGCGGCTTCGCACCCTCCGTGCCGGACATAGTGCCGGTCACACCGAGCAGGGTGATACCATCCCGGATGTTGCTCGGAATAATCTTTGCAGCTTCCGTTTCATCGATCTGAGCCTTGCCGCCACCATCGTGAAAACCCATCGGGATGGTTACCGGAGTAGCCTTATCTGCGATGTTGAGTGTTTTAGCCCCCTGGTTGGGCATCGTGCCGGTAATCTTGGAACCGGCTTTGTATGCGGTCTTGCCGCTGAGGATTTCGGCAGCAGTTGCTGTCGCGTCGCCGGTATCAGCATCGTACGTGTTGGTACCAACGATCGGCGCACCGGATTTATCATGGGCTTTAATACCCTTCGCCAGTTTGTCAGGCGTAATATCATCCTGCGTTAAATCGAATTTAACCTCTTCGCCAAGAACCAGTTTGTTAATGAATTTTACTTCGGGTTGAACAGGCATATTATTCTCCTCCTAAAATTAAAGTCGTTCCGCCAGCCGTATTGGCGACTTCGTATTGCGGTACTTTTAACACGGTAATATCCTCCTTAGGCGTCGTGCCTTTTGTGGGAAGGAGGATGTTTTTGTAAAGTTGCGGGGTTACTTCGTATGGACCGGTATAATCTTTTCCGACACCCTCAACGAATGCCGCCTGAATAGTAAATTCTAATGTCGGAGTAGGCAGTACATCGAAGGTTATTCTGGGCGTCCTGATCTCAAACGTAACAAGACCATTCATAAAATCTCCTTCGAAAGCGATCTGATGACATCAATCTGTTCCGTAGGACTTGTAAAAACGTCCGTGTTTTTAAACTTCACCCGTACCTGCGCTTCGACAATTCGCGGTAGAGAAAATGTCTCTTCCTGTGTAACTGGATAGAGAAATACCCCATCTGAATAGGTAATTTCTTCAGGATAAAGCTTCGTCTTGTTGTGCAATGTGATCTCTACTTTTTCGACTTTGCTCATGTCCACTGTTTCGCCGTTAAACTTGATTGCCATAGAAATATGATACTGATCGCCCTGTGAAATCTGATTGGTCATGAAATCACCTCCTTTTTCAATGATCTACCTGAACATTCAGCCGCCATTCATACTCGCGAATCTGTTCCTTCATGGCGTCCATAACCGCGCCGATTGTCGGCGGATCAAAGACCATCCGAACTTTCAACGCTATATAGCTTTTCACCATTTCTAAATCTTTTGAATCGCCTAAGTAGGCTTTCCATAAAGTTGTGTTGTCAGAGATAGAAAACCCACCAGCGGGACCGACTCCAAGCTGAGCCAAAATCCCGAAGACGGAGTTAATATGGATCACCAGGTCTGTGTCAAACGCGTCATAATCCGGCGGCATGCCAAGTATTTTTTTAATTGAATCCAAAATGCTATCGTCCAAATATCATCACCTCCAGGGACAAGTATCGTTCGGTCGCCGCTCGACCGTGTTGAGATTTAAAAGAGACTCATCTCCATAATGGATCGCTCTGTGCGTTTTATCTCTGCAACAGATCAAATATTCTGGATTTAACAGATAGTCCGTTTTTTCCTGAATATCATCTATGGTTATGGGATTCAGGTGATGAATAATGATCGGTTCGTACCGAATTTCTCGACCCGGAAATGCTAAATCGCATCCATTGTCGCGAAGTATGATTTGTTTTCGTACTCGTTTCCATTCCCCAGACCGATAAAACATCTGATTGAAAATTCGATCAAACCCGAATGTCTCATCTCCTACTGCCCCGAGTAATCGAAGATACTGGTAACGTTCTTCAAAAGAAGGAATAGAAACTAACTCAGAATATGTCCTCGTCATCTTCTTCTGCCCTCTTCGATGCATTACCACTATATACAGCAAATGCGCGGACTGCCTTCTCATACAGTTCTTCTGAACGCTTCTGAGAATTCAGCGCTTCAGTCTTTGCTGTGATCAACTCTTTTTGCTTTTCCAAAATTTCCTTCTCGATCCGTTCTTTCGTCGAACCGAGTTTCAGATAATGTGTAATAACTTGAGAGGAGGCAGTCCCTTCAAGTAATTGTCTTTCCGCCAGGTCGACAGCCAAAGCAATCATTTGATTCTCTCGCGCCTCCGGTGTTATAGCCGGACGTCGTGCGACTTTTTTCGTTGTGTCGACGGGCGTTATACGCTTACCCAAAGTTGTACCTCCTCTCTCTGGGATTAAGCGAGTTTAACTCCGCTCATGCAAGTGTAATTGACTGTGCCTGCGACACCACTGATCTGAGTGGTAAACACCGGCCGAACCATAGCACAGGAAGCGGCGCAAATCGCAGGGGCGCACGTGCTGATAGTATACACAGAATCCGCCGCCACAGTCAGCTGACGGGTTGTGCAAGGAAGTAGGACTCCATCTTTGTAAATCTGTACGATGGCTACGCCCGCAGCAGAAGGCGTGAAGGTCACGGCTGCTTCGATCTGATAAAGACCATCAGAATTTACCTGAATACCGGAATTGGCAACCGACAAGGAACATCCGGTTACGGACACTGCCGAGCCGGGCTGAAGTGTGGTTCCGGCTGCTACGAAAGCCTGAGACGCAGAGTTAATGGCAACCGCCGAAGATTTTCGATAACGGTTGTTGGAACATGCCCTCCTAATAAAAATTTATTTCAACTAACAGTTGCGCACCCTGTCAGTTAAAACCAATTTTGTTCGGGCGTGTTACACGTCATAGCTCGTTTTGCTTCTTCCCATACGCCATCCGGTATGGAAAATTTTTTTAATCCCCTTTTCTTTAACATGTTGTAGACAGAGCGGAGCTTATCAAGCTGTTCGGCATTGATCTTTCCTTCACGAGCATATTTCGCAATTGCTTCGGATGGGTTCGCTCCGCTTTTGATTAATCGCGCGATTTCAGAAGCCGTTTGAGGATTCATCCTAAAACGCAACCCGCGTTAAAAAGATTAGGAAACCAAATATCAAAAATTTCCCCCGGAGAATTTTCAAAGACCGGCGCGATGCAGAGGGGGGTATTGATATTTAGACCCCTCCCTATGGATATTTTGATATTATCCCTGCCGCCCAAGCGCCAATCTTTCTTCATTTTTTAGATTTCTCTTTTCACTTTCTTGTAAATATTGAGCACGTCGTATTTAATGATCTCATCAATGGCTCGCTCAATTTCCTCATCGTTTTCTTTGTCAGTAAATGCGTCCGAGGTGAGCGCCAGTCGTGCAAGCAACGCACAAGAATTGTAACCTTTGTCCATATCGAAACGATACCAGGAATCGAAATTGTCGAACGGATCGAACGGATTGTCGACAGTAGTAATAGCAAAAGCAGCCATAATTTCTGTAAATTCCTCCTTTTTACTGAAAAACCCGTTACGAAGCCAGATACTCAGATACTGTGGACACGGAAATACCCATCATATCTGCAATCTCAGAACGAGTATAGTTTCCGGAAGCCCCAAGAGACCGGATTTTATTGGCCTTAGCATCAGAGATGGCCGTGGTCGCTCTGGGCAAAGCACGCCGGCGCAATTCCTCCTGGTCGCAGAAATCGAAGATGTCCTTAGCCCTACTGTGGGACACGGCACCAGCCTGGATTGCAGCCCATTCTCTATCAGTCAGGTGGATCTGTACTGCTTTGCCCTTTGCACCGACACGAGTACGGGCATTCTCCAGCTCCGTCTGGGTGATCTTGCGAAGGAGCTTGGCATTCTCCTTGTCATTGAGCTCCGGGTACTCCTGCTTCTTGAGGTTCACCCGCTCCGTGGCAATTCGTTTCGCCTGGCGTTCTCTCGGCTTGTTAGCCTGGGCGGCCTTCAGTTTCTCGTTGAGGCTGGCCACCTCTTCTGCATACGTTTCTTTTGCGCCCTTGTCATATTCTGTGTTTGGGGTGTTTTTCATTACGATACGGGCCTGGTTCGCCAAAGCTTTCATACGGTTACCGTAGTCCGCATAAAGGTTTTCCTGTGCAGTTCCAGAAGACAATGTCCGAAGGTCCTTGGTTTCTATAAGAAGCTTGGCTGAGGTCTTCGCTTCCTTGATCTCTCCCGTTTTAGGATCGACATATGTTCTTCCTGAAGTATGCCAAGTGACCTCGCCAGTTTTGGGGTCGATCTGTGCACTGCCTTTTCGTTCCGGCACATCAATCGTCTGCTTTCTGCGAGAAATGAGTGTCTTCGCGCCTCCGATCACGTTACCGTTCTCATCAATACGAGTCTGATACGCATTACGCAGTGATGCAATGTCATTGTCAATCTCGGACTTCTTATAATCGAGATTGTGCTTGTTTGCATCGATAACGACCATGCTGTGCTTGACAGCCCGCTCAATCTCGTCCATGCTCGCACCCTGCAATGTCATGTCGTTGATAAGGTTCGACACTCGGCCCATCTGTTGCTGGGTGTACTTCTTACTCATCATAGGCACACCCTTCGGATTATCCTTGGACTGCCGCTTTTCTTCGGGAACGAAATATTCTGTTTTAGGATCAAATCCCTTTAAACCATCCAATGGCTTCGCGGCATTGATACGCACGCGGTCGCTCAGCGGGATAACAGTAACAGTATCACCGTCAAAGTCCGCACCGGAAAGCTGATCAGCAACAGTTTTATTGATGCCGATTGCATCTGCTGCATCCTTCAAATACTTTCTTGCCGCCGTATTATTGTTGTTTACCGTGAGGATCGGGATCTCAAAGATACCGCCATGCGGATAACGGACCAGAGCAACCGTTTCCCCGTTCTTCCAGTTCGGCGCGTAGACTTCGTTGTCCTTCATCTGCGGGACAGGAAGAATGACCTGCTGTTTCTGTCTCGGGAACGCTACTGCTTTCATGTGCTGTGCAGCGCCGTCGCACTGATCGGCAAAATCCATCAGCATCTTCTGCTTGAGCGCCGGGTTGGTAAGAGATTCAATCTCTTTGAACTGCGATTCATAATCCTTATACGTGACATCCAGCTGGCTCTTGATCAGCGGCAACGGCTGCTTGGAAAGAAACTGAGAAGAAAGTGTTCGACTCTGGGTCTCGTAGTCGCCTTCTTCTTTCAGCTTGTTAATTGCCGACAGGTGTTCTTTTCCGTCCGCTCCGATGTATTTACTCTGGCCATTAGCTTTAATGTATGCACCGAACGGGTTATCCGGATCGTCTCCGATCTTCTTAAAGACTTTCTCCTTTGGCGTCCCGGATTCCTTATTTGTGTTGAACACAATATCTTTTCCTTCCGGGATGTCGTCAGAATAGATCGCCATGCCTTTCAGATAATGCGTTCCGTCAACCATAATACGAACCTGAGCATAATGGGAATTACCAAGATTCAGATCAGCAACACCAGGACGAATTTCAATTACGCCGTCCTTCTGGTCGCCGCCCTTATCGCCGTAGTTGATGTACACTCGGTCAGAGTTGATACTCGCAGGCCGTTCCCGCTGAGACCAGGTAGCGCCACTGTCGTCGGAATGATACTCGCCCACTTCCTGAATCATACCCGGATTCTTATAAAGCTCTCGCTGTTCGATGCCCGGTTGTGTGAGAACGACCATATTTGTCTGGTAACCGCGCGGATCGGTCGGGTTCTTAAGACCCATGCCATAATGGCCGTAGCCTTCCATCTCCAGAATAAGCGCCGCTTCTTCCAGCGTGCTCGGAGAAACACCCATACCGAGCTCAACGCCTTTACCAATATCAATGGCCTGCTTTCCTTCCAGTTCTTTCCGGAGAATGTCCGCTGTCTGATCGGCCTTATAAAGTTTCAGCTCTTTGTTTTTATCCCCAAGGATCGACCGAATCGAAGATTCATTCTTTCCGGTCATACGGGCGATGTCGGCTGTGGAATATCCATCCGACTGCAGAGACTTTATATGCTCATATTCGTGCTGTTTTCGTTCGTGAAGCGCACGACCCTCAAAGAGACGCATGTCTGTCGGTGTAAGCTCAAACTCGTCCATGATCTCCTGCTTGGTCTTACCCTCTTTTCGCATCTGCTCAACGCGGCTGAGCCAGTCCCCGCTGTGCTGGTAAGGGCTATCGCCGGACCCCCACGGATAACGTCCGGAACGTCTCGGCATTCCGTAATGCGTAAGAGCTTTCGGTTCGTCACTGACCCCGTAATACGACCGAATCTCTTCTGCTACGCGATTCATAGTTATCCCCTCCTGATTTCGTCGATAATGTTGTCGTTTCGGATGATCCGATTACAAATATCCATGATCAGCGCCGGCTCCGGATTATGCACCAGCACCTCTTCGCCCTGATAGATCCGCAGTTCTGTGGCAATATCCATGGGCTTCTTCTTGTATTCCAAACAGAAAAGAGCGGCATAGATCTCCAGCTGCTCCATCTTGGCTGGAATCACCCCACTCTTATAATCATGTATACGTAAAAAGTCGTCCCGGAATGCAATAGCGTCAGCTGTTCCGAAACAGTTATAGGAATGCACCAGAACTACTTCCGGTGTCATATGAAACCCGATTGCGTCGTTTACATACGCCATAAAGTTGGGGAATATCCAATCCATGTCGATCGCCGCTCTCGGTATACCCGCTTTTACCAGGGGAAGTAAAATCAGGTGCTTATCCATCTTGTTTACTTTAATCCGACTCGAAATCAGATCTTTTGCCAACTCGTGCAGAATCGTCCCAATCTGCTGCGCATAAGATCGAAGATATGCGCCTCGCAAATCTTCTTCTGTGTAGTTCAGCCAGCGGTATTGACTTGCTCCGAGAAATGCATGCTGCCCCTCAAGATTCGAATGCTCGTTGAAGATCACGTAAAACTTCCTCCTTATTCTCCGGGAATATAAATCTTGAAAACGACATCTCATTCAGATGGTTAACATAATAATCTTGATTGGGTTGTTTCTTTGCCGTTCGGGATTTCTTACATTCCAGAATGGCCCATTTGTTTTTATACAGAATTCCGAGATCAGGAAAGCCCTGCATGTAGGTTTCAATCTTAAAGACCACCGCTCCCGGAAAACGTTTCTCGATCTCCTTTTTCAGCTCTGCCTGAAAATCGCTTTCAAGCTTTCCCAAATTCTCATCTCCTTTAACAAAAAATAAAAGAGAGAGGGTTATTTTCCCTTTCTCTCCATAAAAGAGTCAGTTTTTTTCGCGGTCGATTTGATTTTTGCGAAAAATCAAAAAGAGCCTATAGATTTCTCTACAGACTCTTTCAAAACTATATATTCAATTTCATTTCCATTAAAGGGCTCTATGAAAATTCAAATTCAACTCACATAATCGCGGGGGCAATATCAAATTCAATTAATCCCAATCGTTGTCGTTTTCCAGTTCTGCCATGTCGGCTTCCCGTGCTTCCTGCCGCTCTTCTTCATCGATCTCGCGGTTGTGGCGAACGTACAGCGATTCTTCTTTAACGCGCTTCCCGCATTCCGGACATTCGTAATATCCATCCAGCAGCGTTCCCGGTTCGTTGTGGTAACACATGTAGCATGCGCAGTGATAACACCAAACGGTGTAATGGTCCGGGTTCTTGTATGCAGACGGGATCTTTTTATCTTCATCCGGACTTATTTCATAGGATCTGCTGATGCCGTGATTGTATGCTTTGAAATACAGCGGGGCGTAATATCCAATGTATTCATCCGACATTTTTCGCACCTCCTTTCCCCTGCGACTATACCACAGGGAGCCGAAGGTATCAAGCCTATTTTTTCTTTGTGGCCATTTGCCCACTTTATTTCCCTATTTATATATAATATTTATTATTTTTCTTCACGCTAATAGCAAATAAAAGTGGGCATTTGGCCAAACAACCCGCAAACCATTGAAAATACAGGGTTTTTTCGTGGCCACTTTTGTTTTAAAAGTGGGCTTTTGGCCACTTTTGTTGCAGAAAAGTGGGCAGAATATCCATCCAAAAATGACACTTGGCCAAATATTCCCGAAAAAAGTGGGCTTTTGGCCATTTTCAAAAACCAAAAGTGGGCAGAGAATTCGCCCCAAAATCGAAAAAAGAAGAGAGTCAGAATTACTTCCGCTCTCTCCAGAATACGGCGTGAATATCCATTAGCCGAGGACTTTCATTCCCTCATATTTCAGTATGCTCTTAAAAACCTGCCAGCTCTCAATCGAGTTCTTTTTCAGCGCCTCCATGTAGTCCCAGTACAATCCGCGCCGGTCAAAGATCGCATAGACTTCCTTTATCGACGGATTCACCGCGTGCATAAAGTCCGCTTCTGCGCCCATGTTCCGGAACGAGATCTCCCAGTCTGCAAGGTAACGATAATACAGAACTCTGTACATCACATCCGCATCTCCAAGACCATATAAATAAACCTTCATAAAAATTCTCCTTTAATTATATTGCCGTATTCCATAAAGGAGTCATATTATTTCGCGGAACAAAAAGAAGAGACCCAGATCAATTCGTCTGAATCTCTTTTAGAATACAGGTATATGATTTTTATAACTTTGTTTATTTTTCATCGCTGTTGCTCCAATATTCTTTGTCTTTAGCTTCCTGTTCATAACTCTTCGTAATCGAGTAAAGTTTATAAATAACGCTAACACCAAATACGATGCTGCAAATGCTTGTAAACATAATTCATTCTCCTTTAATACAGTTTTACCTGTATTCCATAAGAGAGTGAATTTTTTTCGCGGAATAAAAAAGAGAGAAGTCCGTTTAGGTTCACGGACGATCTAATTTCTTAGATCCTTTATCCTTCAGGCATCGCCTGTTCTCTCTTTCCATAAAAGAGTAAATCTTTTTCGCGGTTTAACAAAAAGAAGAGAGCCGGTTAAGACTCTCTTCAATTACATAAGACTAAGGATGATGCCCAGAATGATTGCAAGCCCAAAGCACCCAAACATGGCTATTAGCCCGAGTTTCAATTCTTTATAGTCTTGTTCGCCGTCCTTAAGTTCTTTTGCTGCCTTCTTATCCTGCATGCGCTCCTCGTGCTCCATCTGCTTCACCTTCGTACGGGCTTTGTAAGCCTCATCACTCATGCCATCCAAATGGATCTGGTATCCGCAATACTGGCAATAGAATGTATCTAAACCATCTACCGGCGTAACCGCAGCACCGCAGTTAGGACAATACAAAGATTTCAATTCCATAAGAACAACTCCTTTTATAGATTTACACTATTATAGCAATGCGGTTCGGGGATATCAATCCTTCCTTTTCTTATTCTCGATCAGCTTAATGTACTTGCTGACCTCGCTGACCGGCAGTTTTATCTTGTGCGCGATCTCTCCAATGGAATATCCATCCTTAAGATAGCCACGTATGCGGATGAGATTTCGGTTGAGCAGCCCGACTTTTGCGCCGTCTTCATCACTCATGCCGCTTCTCTCCTTCTCCGGCGCTCGGCCTTGACCGCTTTCGTCTCCTTCTGCTTCTTCCCGCCGGAAATATCCATAGCTGCAGCCCGCTCCCAGTTTTCCGCGAACCAGCTCGGTGCGCGATGCCCGGTAGAAGGATTGAACCGGATCTTGTTCATTTTGCGAACACCCCGACGCTTCGCCTTTTCGTGGGCCATCGCCCGAATGTGAGTACGCATAGACATAGTTTTTATTCTCCTTTTCAAAAATAGTTTTACAGATTTGTCCATATGCTGAATACTGCCGCCACCATACCTAACACCGCAAATAGGGCAAATGAGACGAGCGTTATTATTAAAAACACTTGCATGGCATCGGTCGCGTCGATATTTGTTAAGCTGTCAATACCGAAAGAAATAACCGTGCCTGTCAAACCGACGATTAAGCCTGTGACAATTAAAACCAGAAATATCTTAACTATAATCATCTCACTCACCTCGATCGTCAAAATACGCTCGAATCGCTATTGCACTAACCCAGGCCAGCAGAAAGAACAGAAAATAATTAATGAATCCGGTCATCTTTTGCCTCCTGAAATTCGCGCTTCTTCTGATCGGCATAATCCCGTAGATAAGGGTACACAACTCCTGGAACGATTGCCAAAAGTGTGCCCACAATTGCCTGCATAATATCATTCCACTTCATCCTGCACCTTTTTCACCAGCCGGTTAAGATACCACTGTGCTTTTTCCAGATCCTGCAGATAATGGCCCTTAAACGGTGCACGCCAAAGATACTTAAGCACCTGGCCAGCGTAATATCCATGGCTCGGACGTTCGTATCCACTTGTTACAGAATCGATCGCATCAATGCACTCAATCCCGCTCTGCGTGTAATGCTGCGGATGGTTGACCGCATCATCTACGGGCTTGCCGCATGTTACTGGTGCGCCAGGTACGAATGAGTTCGTCAGAGAGCCATAATTTGTATTCGTTTCATCGAACATGCCATGCTTCATTTTTTCTTCTCCTTTTTCTGCAAAATAACCAGAATGACCATTTGTATTGACAGTGATAAAACGCAGCTGCGCGTTCGGCGGGTAATCGTTCGCGCCATACCATTTTGGTGTCGGACGCCTGTCGCAGGCGTTTTGTCGATCTGTTAAAAGCATGAAAAGATGTGCCGTCATATCTGTGGCAGCACCATCGTCGTTAATATCCGGATAGAAGACATGCTCGCATTCTTCAAAATCGGGGAACCAGTATTCTATACCGAGAACCCCGTTGTTTCCTTGCATCGGTTTTACTATGACCGGGTAAGTATATTCTGCCATCACTTCACTCACTTTCTGTGTCGATTGTTATGGCTTGCATTGCAGTATTTAATTGTAATTTGGCAAGCGAATAATTTTTTGCTATCGGTAAATTAATTCCCATAGTTTCAAAAAATTTACAACGGTTGAGAAGAACACGGCGTATACGCAGCATTATTTCTTTATCATTGGTTGAAAAAATGGAACATGGTGGAAATGAGTCTCCCCAGTCCGGAAACCAAAATTCTACCCCCGAGAACCCGCAATTGGTTTCTATTGGTCTCGTAAAATACGTGTACGTATATTTGGCCATATGTTTCACTCCTTTACGAGAATATCCAGAAACCATAGCAGCAGAAAAACAACGATCAACGTCATGGTCACCATCACTCAACCCTCCAGCTGTTTGTCGAACTCGTAACTGTGAAGCTCGTCCGTACGCAGACTGCCCCATCTTCGGCCACGACCCAGTAGCAGTTTTCCGGAATGCTTCGCATCGAGGAATTGCCATAGAGCTTGGCATAGGCCAGTTCATAATCTGCTTTCATATAGCAGCCGTTGTCGTCGTAGCCCTGCCACTGTGCTTCCTTGGCGCATACGTCATGAATATCATTGCCGAATTCACCATAGCTGCATGCAACGCGGTTGAGGATTACGTCAATGATTGCTTCCTTAGCTGTGTCCGAAAGATTGTAGTACCGAAAACCATAAAGGACCCGGGCGACCGAAGCCGCATCCAGGTCCTCTTCCGGAATATCCATTTTGTGCGAGGAGATCTCCTGCTGAAGGCGAACTTTCAGTTTCATAACCTCACCTTCCATTTTTTCCTGTTCTTCTGCCCGAACTTCTTCACTGTAAGCGAGTGCTTTATCGCGCATAGTGATTGCAACGTCCTTGCAGCAGAACACCGTGAATACCAATATCACGAGAACTGCGATAATAATTCTTTCTGTTTTTTTCTGGTCTATGCTTTTCCAAAGAGTTTTCATTTCCAAGAGATCTCCTTTTCTTTATTTAATTATTCGGGCTTTTTCGCTTTGCGTGCCTTGCGGCAGTCGGGGCAGCGTTTGGGCGTATCCAGCTTCTTTCTTCGATAGAAGTCCACTTCATCGATTCCCATGTAGAAAAGCTTCTTACAGTCCTTGCACTTGCAGCGCCGCCAGGGGAGGCCGGGAAGAAGCGACGCGCTGTTGAGTCGGTCCTGAATATCGTACAGATCGGCAAGCGAATGCACCGGATCGATAACGTTGAAATCGTACTGGTTAATGTTGCAGAGGAGAATATCATTGACCTTCTCCCAGTCGATGTCTGCTTCCGTAGCATTGTTGTCCCGCAGCGAACGAAGGATGATCCCGCGAATGCAAGCAACACGCACCATCATCGTCTCCTCGTTCAGGTGATCGATCAGGCGGGATTCAACAAGCTTCTGCGCGTCTTTAATGGTCTCCATCATTTCCATATTTTTCTCCTTTTTATTTTGATAGATTCTTGTTATTAGCATGAGGACGAAACCGACCGTCCGGATCATAATTTGGGTCTTTCACCCGCTGTTTACAGGCGTAAATGATCTGGTCGCCATCGACCTGCGTCATGAGATAGCAGAAGTCGCTTTTGAAGAACTTCTCGATCTTTAAGACTTTGGATTTTGCCATTTCATGCGCGAATCCGCCCGGTCCTCGGGTGAGCTCTACATGCTGCAACGCTTTTTCATAATCGATGATCGCTCGGGTGACGATCGCAAAAATAAGATTTTCGATGCCTTGCTCGTTCACCGTTTCCATGATTACTTTTCCTTTTCTTCGTAATTTACCGGCCGGTACGAATGAAGGTTCACCGGTTCATCCAGACACTCGTTGCAGGGTTCTTCATCCGGTGGTGTTTTCCAGTGCTTGCACGTCTTGCAGAACATGAATTCTACGTGTTTGTACGGGTATTCCATTTCTGATGCCTCCTTAAAAATAAAGAGAAGAGTCTCATTAAAGACTCCTCTCTTTTTGGAATTCAAATTTCGAATCCGATTTTTGCTTTTGATTCAGAATAGTTTTTGTTATCATTTTTTTCGCATGGGTAAACCCGATCCATATATTCGGCAAAATCAAGGTTTACTTTTTTCGTCCTTCGACGCATAACTACACCCCCGATGTTTACCAGATCAGTTATCAAGATCTTCCCAATTGTAAAACCGATTCCAAATACAATTCCATCTTTTACTGTCATAGCTAAAACCTCCTATTTTTGTTTTCCGTAATAGGAGTAATTTTTTTCGCGCATTAAAAATATAAAAAGGAAAAGACCTGGCATATTTCGGCCAAGTCTTTAACCCTCATTTCTTAAAAGACCAGTAACTGAGTTTTGGTATCCAATCGATTATTCCGATCTTGTGCATGTATACTTCCTCAGCAAAAAGAACTCTTCGTATAATACAAATGGGTATTAACGGATATTTCTTTTTGATAAGTCGCATACAATCCAAAGTATCGTATACCGGTTTGTCACTCATATCAATTACTCCTTTCGTAACAGGAGTAATTTTTTTCGCGGTTATTCGTACAACAGTTTCAGCCCGTAAGCTTCTGCAGCCTTATGCTCCAGGATGCAGCCGCGCGTCTTGTCCCAGCCTTTGCAGAAATACACCATATTACAATATGACATATACATCAACGACTGACCAAGAAAGAACAGCGGCTTATTGAGAATATCCATGGGAAGACCATTGAAATCGTTTGGGAAATAGGTATCGAGAACTTCGTAACCCAGACCCTCCAGATACTTGACAGCTTTATCCCGCACCTCCACGATCTCCTCCGGAGTCTTTCCTGCCATCGGCTGGGATATCATGACTTTCATGATTTTTTTCTGCTCCATTTGCGATCGAACTCTCCAATTCTTTAAAATCGTCATACGCTTTCTTCCGCAGGTATTTTGCTTCCAGCTCCTGCATCAATCTGGCGCATTCTTTCTGATGCGTGCAATAGAGGCGAATGGTTGTCAGTATGGGCTCGTCACCGCCAAAGAATTTGCTAATTTCCGCCTCCGGCGCAATCCTCGAACAATCCTGGCAGTAATATTGGAAATCGGTTTCAATCATAAATACTGTCTCCTAACATCGGGCATTCTTTGACCATGTTTTTCACTTTTCGTTTCAGGATCGTGCAGAAATATCCAACAATCTTTGGGTTTGCGCTTTTGTCTGTAATAGGCTTTGCATCCGGGCAACCCTTACAGAGCTTGTTTTCCATTACGCTGCTTCACTCCTCGGCATAAAATTTTGTGATCTCGCAAATCGGGAAGCATTGAAGTCTTTCTTCTCCTTCAGGCTTCTCGCAATACTGAGATCGATGCTGCTGTGGGATTTGAGATGATAGAAATATAAATCCGTGTACGGCGTATTCATGCGATCGATTCGGCCACAGGCTTGTTCAAGTACGCGCCACGAATAATTTTGAGAAAAGAAGACAATGGTGTCTGTTTTAATACAGTTCCATCCTTCGCTTCCAGCTGTATACTGTACGAGATAGACCCACCGCTCGCTGTCCGGTATAGGTTGATGCTGGTGTCCGTTCCACTCAGCAATGTCTGTACCTTTTCCATAATCCAGTCCTTTCAAAATATCCCGCTCGTAATCGAAGTTGTAAAAGACGATCGCTCGCGGGTGCTTTTCCAAAATTTCCAGTAATGTCGTTTGCCGTGTTTCGTCGCTGTTCACGATCTTTCGTAGTGCATAGCAATAGGCTGACCCATTCTCCAGCGGCTTGTTGTTCCAAATATCCCACCGATCTTTAACGATCGACTTATAGAGGATCCGGTCGTAGCCCGTGAAAATATCCATGTGATGCTGTATGGTTTCCCGATGGAAGTCCATATCTACCAGTAGCCGGTCACGAAGTCGTTCCAGACGTCTGATGTTAATGTACCGCTCCACCTTGGGATACTTGACCCGCTGCGCATAGACCAGATGCTCGCTTCGGAACTGGGTGATGTTTTTGTAAAATCCATTCGCCAGAAATACCGGCGCGTAGTCTTCCCAGCAATCGCCCGGCGTGGCCGTTAGCAATATCCATTGGTTTTGTTTTGTGATCTTCAGGAATGCCTTTGTCCATGCGCCATATCGGATGACATGTTGCTCGTCAAAGAGAAAGAACGCGCCCGAAATATCCACGTACTTCTTAATGTTGTTCCACGAATCCACCACGACCTTGTTTTTGTAATAACTGGCTTCCGGATGGGTAGAAAGAAGGAAGGGCGCAAGCTCGCCCTCCCATTCCTTCGTATCCCGTTTCTGTGCGGTCGTGATAATATAAAGATCCCGTGGATTCTTCATTTCGACGTACGTCTCCGATCCGAGCACACCGCCGTTTTGGGCATAAAAATAGCCGAGCGCGGTTCGTGATTTCCCGCTCCCGACCCCTCCGCAGAGTATGCAGCCGTTATGCATCCGCTTGACGGCGTCCATCTGGTACGGCCGAAGGCTTATGAGTTCAGACATGTTCGGCAGTTCGAATTACGCCTCCGTTGCGCAACTCGATTTCAATGTTGTTGAACCCAGACAGACTCCTATTGTCTACGTTTTTTACATAAGCCATAGGGCGACCCTCTTCAAGATCCTGACGATCCTGTGCCCATTCCTCTTCATTTGACGAAACATAGAGATACGAGTGCATCCGTCCGATCGAGGTTGGGTTGTCGATCACATGGTATACTAAATATCCATACTCTTTTTCAAACCGGCGCACCCGTTCCTCCATAACTTTGTCCAGCCGATACAGGAAACCAAAATTACTGAACGAATAATAGATTTGTTCATTTGCTGCAAAATCTTGTTGAACGGTTGAATAGAGCTTCAGAATCCGCATCCGCTGAATAGCTTCGTCTTTCATTTTTTCAATCGATGTCATGCTTTCGTCTCCATCTCGATAAGGTGCTCGCATTCGTGCGGGTTTTCATCCGAGCAGACCTTGTATTTATCCCAGTATCTCGGGCAGTCATGTTTCGCCACATTTTTACTGCACATCGTTCGAAATGGACACGGCTCTCCATAATAAGGAAGCTGGTCAACTACAAATTTCATTGTCTTTCACTCCCGTTACAGAAAATCGTCCAACTCGATCAGTTCAAGATCTTCCCCATATGGTGCATAAAACCAGTTTATCCATGGGTTTTTTCTTCCTGCCCGCATTTTTAGAACGTCGCCGTTGTAGTCTGCCACGGCAGAAAGCACTTCTGTTGTTCCGAGATTGTTGTCATTCTCAAATGTTTTGTTCTTCAGCTGGTAAATAATAGTTTCTCGCCTTGCTTCCATAGCTGCCTTGTCTCCAATGGCATTAGCACGTGGAGCAATAATGGCTGCCAACTCGACAACGAGAAGAACACCTGCGAAATACGGGCACAAGACCGCGCAAATATCTTGCCAAGTATAGCATCTGTTGCGTTCTTCACAAAAATGACAAAAGATTCCGAACAGAAGAATAGCAATCGTAAGAAGTGTCACAATCATTTTTCTTTTCCTTTCAAATAGGGGCACATCGGCCATTCATCCTTTACAATATAAACGCACATCTCAGCGTAACAACGCTTATTGGAAAACTTAGGAAAACCGCAGATGGGGAAATCGGGGAAAAGCTGATCCCCGATGCCCATAAAGTCTGCCATGCCCGGTCCGACGGTAATTACATCAAGATTCTCGCAATAGTGGCGAATCTCTTTAGGAACATCTTCAAGCGTCTCATAGAGGTCTACCGCTGTTGGATACACGCCCGAATTCCGAACCCAGTAATACTCCTTGTCTGCGCCTTGTGCTTTAACGCGACGACATGTAAGACTCATTTCTTTTCCTTTCTCTTCTGCTGGTACTCGTACTTTCCAACCCACTTGGCGAAGACTTCATAGTAGTCCCG